GACCTTGGGCTTGTATATTATTAGGATGCTGTTCATCACTACTGGATCTACCTAATAGATCTAAAAGTGTCATTTGCTTTGGACCGACTGATCTACCCGATATACCTGTCGCCCATTTATCTTGGAATGCTGTCAAATCTTCGAGAACTAATTTATCTTTCTTTTTTGGCATGCTTATAAGTATTTATTGCTGAAAAGCTGTTCAACTACAATAAATAATTACATCTATGAACTATTTCGAGAAGCAATTTAGAGTTTTACTAGAAGAGCCAGAAATTACCGATGTCGACGTACCTGCAGACATGGTGACACCAGACGCAGCACCAATTGATGCAGGTCCAGAAGATGTTTCAACAGGTACTATGGACGCTATTGATGATGTTCAGGATAACCCAGGCGTGAGCTGGAGAAAAGACCAGAATAACAATCAGCGCGCTACTATTGAGAGCTGGGTAAGTAAAGTTAGTGAATTCGTCGAATTTCTCAATGGTACAGACGGTTCAATACAACGATCACTAGCTGACGCTGACTGTGATACGATGTTTAATGATGTGTCTCGCAGTGAGACTAAGAAGATTACAAGAATTGCTCAAGACTTGAGCGCATTGGAACAATCCTTAAAAGGATATCTAATTTCTAATGATGATGAATAAAAAACCGAACTCTAGAGACTAAATATTAGTGATATGCCAAAATGGACCAACAACTTTAATGACAATCTCGTAGGTGCCTCTGACACCTCCACAGCTGGTTTTTCCGGTAACCATACTGGTTCTGCTACAACAATAGCTCTTTCATCGTTTGAGCTGACCGACCTTGACGGTAATGGTCATGCTAACTGGGCTGCTAATGACACCTTCTTTGTTACAGGAAGCGCTGCCACACAATATACTATTTCATCAATTAGCACTAATGAAGGTGCTTCTGATGCATCACATCTTGTTATTACACCCGGTCTAGTTCATGATATAACATCGCACACTGTTGTCGAGAAATGGGCCGGTGAACAATCTGGAGGTTATCAGGGTAATCAAGGTAATGTTGCTAAGCACTTAAGATTGCGTAATCAAGGTCAAATCTGACCCATAACAATACGGCCTTTTAATCCCGTATAAGTGTTCCTTAGGACAAAATTATACGGGATTTCGTTTGTATCAAGAGCGATAGCCATTTCATTAAAGTCTTTGAATCGATTACCATATTTCTCCGGCCAAATGAAAACTGATTCTCCTTGTTCGAGTAATATCTCCGTCTTCTTCTTAGCAGCTGTATCTTGCCACTGCGAGTCTAGTACCCATATCTTATCAAAAAAGCTATACATGTCTAATTGACTGCTCTGACGCGATGTAAGTGATGATTGACCTTCTTGTATACCTGCTACTGCTATACCATTCTTAATAAAGCAAGCATCTATAGGCCCTTCTAAAATAAATAGCTTATCTAGCTCAGGATCTACGCGATCAATATTAAATAGTGTCTTTTCACTTCCGGATTTTGACAAATACTTGGGCAACTTTTCGGTTCTCAACACTGTTCTACTCTGATAAAAAACAATGTCACCAACAGGATCATAAAACGGCAATATTAGCCTATTTTTATGTATATAATCACTTAAGCTTAGCCATAGCGTCTTAGGTCTATTACACGCTGTCATTAGTTTTCTCTGTGATATAAAGTCACATACACGATTGACAATATTGCTATCGTTATAGAACGATATTTGACTTTCGTCGCATAGATTTATACAGTCATCTGGCAGTATGTGATCATGAACTTGCTTCGATTCAACTTCCGATTTAGTTACGTCTGTAGGTAGCAAATCATAGTTGTTTGACTCGCTCATAACCTCCTTGAACGTAAGTGTATCAGCTGCTAATATGAACTTTATCGGCTCTCCTGAAAATCCGCAATTATGGCAGTATATATAGCCTTCATCAAGCATATAATACAGTCGGCGCTTGCGGCCCCAACTGTTACCTTCGCGACATAAAGGGCATCCACCTTCGATCACACGACCTCGATGCTTAGTCTTAGGGTAACCAGCTAATTGAAGAAACTTCTGAACCGAATATTCCTCTGGTAAAGGCACAATGTAATTATACAGGCCTTTTGAATATAATCAATCTATTCTTCCGGTTGTGGTTCTGATTGTTCTTTGCGCCGGATTTCAACTAAACCTTTTTGAAGGAATTCGCCTGATGAAGGGCAATACCATAGCGCTTCAACGTGTATTTCATCACCGTGGTCTCTCTCTACGATTCTAGGTGTGACCATTCGGCCTGAATACGGCGACATTATTTGTTTTGGTTGTACAAAGTCCATTTTTATTATTTATCCTCTGTTTCACTTTTTCTATACTGTGCCACACAAATATTAAAGACTTCGAGAGGCATCTTCTCTACAGGATCCACAATTTTCTTATCAATACCGTCTTCGAATTCTTGCGTAGGTACATATCTAACATACATATCTGGTAATGTTAAAAAGCAATACGAGTTGTCAACCTTTTCTATATACACAAAGAATTGACCTACATAATCTCCGGCTGTGACAGCATATATATGCCTAACTCTCGGATGACTAAAGCACCCTTTTATACCACTCAACAGTTTGTTTAAGACCTTCATCTAATTCTGTAAATTTATATTGATCTGTTAGTGCCATAAACTTGCTATTATCAATTGAATAGCGAAAATCGTGACCCGCTCTGTCCTTGACAAACTCAATTAAACTGAACGGCTTATCGAGAAGTGATAAAACACTCTTAACTAAATCTAAATTAGTAACTTCAATGCCAGAACCTATATTATATATTTCTCCAGACTCGCCTTTGTTGTAGACTGTTAAAATACACTTGCAATGGTCTTCAACGTATATCCATTCACGTACATTATTACCCTTGCCGTATACCGGTATAGGTATATCGCTAAGTGCATTGCTAATAACCTTAGGTAGTAATTTTTCTGTGTGCTGTCTCGGTCCGTAATTGTTACTACAGCGTGTCACTACTGTATCTAAGCCGAATGTTTTATTATAAGATCTAACTAATAGATCGGCTCCAGCTTTACTAGCTGAATATACATTATTTGGTTCTAAAATCTTTGTTTCTAAAAATGACGGACCATCTTCTGTTAATGCTCCATATACTTCATCAGTAGAAATGTGAACGAAGCGTGTTTTAGGGCTATAACTCTTAACTGACTGTAATAAGTTCATTGTACCTACAACATTAGTCTGCACGAATATGGAAGGTAGATTAATACTGTTATCAACATGGCTCTCAGCAGCGAAATGAAAGACAGCTTTCGGGCTATTATACTTAACTAGGTCATCAAATATATAACTCTCCGTAGTAATGTCACATTGAACGACCCTAACGTTGTCATTCTTATCTAAATTATCCTCGTTACTAGCATACGTAAAATTATCAACAACAATAATATCTTCATCGACAGTTTTAGCTAGATAGTTGACGAAATTGCTACCTATAAACCCGGCTCCTCCTGTAACAATAAAACTCATACTAATACTGGGTACTTTTCTTCAAGATATTTTCTGTACGTACACTCGGGCATACTACTAACGAGGTCACCGAGCTGGCTATCGTCAATAAAACCTTTCCGATACGCGGTTTCTTCAAGATTGCCGATCATTTGACCGGTCCTAGATTGAATAGACTTTACGAACATGGCTGCTTCAAACATTTGATCAGGATTTCCAGTATCAAACCAAGCAGCTGAATCTCTAATAAGCTTAACCTTTAGCTTTCCGTCATCTATATACGAATTATTGAGATCTGTAATCTCTAATTCACCTCTATCTGACGGCTGCAGCTCTTTAACTCTACTAACAACCGTGTTATCGTAGAAATACAGGCCAGGTACAGCGTAGTTTGATTTAGGATCGTCGGGTTTCTCTTCAATACTATTAACTTTAACATTCCTCTCGTACGTATCGACCGGTCTTTCAAATTCTACAACACCGTAATCGCTTGGATTAGATACCCTATAACCAAATACACAGTTTACATTCTGTTTAGATATATACATCAGGTCTTTATAGAAATCATCGCCGTAAAAAATATTATCACCTAGTACTAACGTGGCTGGGTTACCGTCTAAAAATTTCTCACCAACAAGAAATGCGTCAGATATGCCTCGAGGCTTTTCTTGAGTAGCATATTCAATATTCATACCCAATTGACTACCGTTTCCTAGCATATATGCAAACCAAGATATTTGTTCTGGAGTAGTAATAATGAGTACGTCCTTAATCGAACAGTTCATTAATGTTGAGAGAGGGTAATAGATCATAGGCTTATCATAAACAGACTGTAACTGCTTGTTCACAGCCAAAGTCATTGGATACAATCTAGAGCCGCGGCCTCCTGCTAGTATAATACCTTTACGCATACCCATTAACGAAGCCTTTCATTAAGCGCCGGTATACATTCCTCCAATGACGACAGCGCGCTTGGCATTGTGAACCCAGCTTGTGCTAATTTCTTACCGCTCAAAGTACAATTTGACCGGCCTGCTTTAAGATTCAGTTCCTCTGGTGGGACGATCTTCCAATTCCTGTTACCTATACCATTACGCCTGAGGATTTGTAAGATCTCTTTAGCTTCAACCGCACCTTTATTCACAACATTGTATATACCTTTGCTTACCTGATGGCGATGTATACATACATATTCAATAGCTTTACATAAATCGTAAATACAGGTCAGACTGTTCGGCATGCTGAGAATATTCTCATACTTCAGATATTTGTTTAGAATATTTTTTGGATTGGCGGTCGAACAGAACGGCATTCTGATGCGTAAAATATATCCCCACATATCTTCAAGAGCTAACTCACCGGCGTGCTTTGACTTACTATAAAAGCTACTGTCATGATCATATAAACCGAAATTCGGTACATCGTCTTCCTTATACTTCTCATCTCCCTGGTAAATACAGCCACTCGATACATGGATCATCGGAATCTTAAATAAGTTTACTACCTCTGCAGTTCTCACCGGCGCGACTACGTTGTATTTCCAACACATAGCCTTATTAGATTCACATGCATCAACATTAGGCTTACCGGTATAGCCGGAACAATTGACTACTATATCAAATCGCTTGTCGTGTAGATAACTCTTAAAATCTGTGGAAGGAGAATTCCGGGCAGTACATGTATAGTCTACTTGCTTTTGAGTGATTTGTTCGACGGCCCACTGGCTCTTGAGGTGGTTAAACAGATGATTACCGATATATCCGCTTCCTAAAACTAACACATTCATTATTATTATTATATAAACAATTCCAGAATTTTCAACCCTTTCCGAACCCTCCATAACTATCAAATACATATCTCTGTACGGCAGAGTTAAGCGAGTCCGTATCGCGCTGAGAAGGTGCACAATGAATCTGCACGGATTTACCGTCAAAAGTATATCCAATTAGTAAAAAGCAAGGCATATACTCTCTCATCATATTCGACATTCGATCAATATCTCTTTGGTTTTTCGCCAGCTGGGGATCCAGTTGACTGAAAAATTGTGCTATTGTTTTCATTTGAGCTTCAGTAGGAGCAGACAGCGGTGGTATGGATGTCGAATTAAAAGCTATATCTTCCGACTCACTGTTAGGTGCTTGCTTTTTCTTTGGATTAGCCTTCTTCCGCGGGGAAGCCTTCTTCTTAGCTGCCCGTTTCTTAGGATCTACCTTTTTAGAAGGTTCTTTTCTTTTTTTCTCGTCCATCTTTATTATTTAGTTCAGGCTGCGTTACATTGAACTCCAAAAGATGCTTTATAACTACGTCTATCGACTCTGTATTCACCTGAAATCCTCGGGGAAATAACCGGCCAGCGTCATATATTTCATATAATCCCTTGTATGGCCATTCACCGGTATCGATACACGTTATATAAATGCATTCCTTTTTCGGGTTAAGCAAAATTGTCCATTTTCTGTTATCATCCTCTTCGTATCTATCAAAAAGTTTGACAACATAAAATCCAGAATCACGCATCCGTTTTACAAAATAACCTTGCGTTGTTATATTGTTTTTAGCCATTGATTTTGACATCTTATTTCACCAATCCTGATACTATATATTTGACGGCGACGTTGTTATTATTAATTCCAAACGTCATAACGTTCAACTTTTTGTTTATTTTAATATTCATATCTTGACATTTAACACTTGAAAGTGTCCTAATAGTATCAAAGCTGACAGGTAAAGGCTTTTCAATATCTTCACCCTCGTAGCTATCGCATAGCTTTATACATATACTATCAACATTCTGCGACTGCATATCATTAATCTCTGCATATACGCTACCGTCTTTAGTAAAGAAATAAACCTTATTAATGTTCAATGTAAATGTACTGCTCTTAATAAGGTTGTTAATTGAGGTGCACGGTACTTTTAACGTTGTGTCGAATTCTAATTTCTTAATCTTCTCGAGACTTAGAGGTGGTAATGATAAAATGCCGTCATGTAGCAAGTGATATGTAAATCTAATATCGCTAGACGTGTATTTTATCTTATTACCGTCAACTACAAGTGTTATGGATTGTGAATCAATGCATTGAAGTACGCGTATCAGCCTGGCAATGTCCGGTACATTTAATTTCAAATCAGCGTCATCATCAGCCTCGCATGAATATGCACCGTGAACTACTACTGTATTATCAGCAGCTGCAAGTAGGGAAGTAAACCCTGCCGGTTGAAGTTTTAATACGCAGCTTTCGCTTATTTTATTAAGCGGTGTTAGAAAGCTGTTTACAAACTCATCTTTATTTGGTAGACGTATTTCCATCAAGTTTAAGTGTAATCTGTTTTACATTGTCTCTCAAGCCACGATCTACAAAACTATTAAGCTTTTTATCCATCGCGGTAATATCATCTAACTTAGCTAAAATTGAGTCCAGCTTATGTTCAATGTCCGTCAACCTCTTATCAACGTTTGGATCAGGTATATGTACCGGAACTGACGCTGGGGTATGTGTAACCATCGGAATGGTAGGAGGCGATTCCATTTGCTGTATCACTTCTTCTGGAATTCCAGGTGAAGGTGGCGGGAGAGGAGCGGCTTGTGTCTGAGGGCTGTTCATTACCTGCATAGCATGTTCCTTCAGAACTCCAGCTGGGTTCCATTGCTCTGCTGACTTCTGCAAATTAGCAGACGAACTGACAATCTCACCGTCAATCTTTTTCAAAGCTCCGCTGGTCATACCTACCAACTCAGCCACTAAGCCTATATCCTCCCGCGGATCCATATTAATCTCCTAGACCGTCTAATAGTTCCTTAACCTTGCTATCGTCAAGCGGGTCAACGTCTTCAGTAACCGTATTAGTCTCAGGCTGACTCGTACTGGTCGTTGCTGGGCTGGTAGGAGGAGCCCAATCTTCATCCTTCTTATCCTCATCCTCATCACCTGAGTTACAATAGAAGTGCTCGCTCAATACTCCCTTCAGCTCCTCAAACGACCTTGCAGGGAAGACGCTCTCTAAGTCATGAGCTTTACCATACAACTCATCCACGTCATCAACACCGGTCAATTTAGACGGTGCAGCGAACCTAGATGAAACATATGTCGGATAATCTCCCTGACGTTCACATTTAATCTTAAGATTACAACCATCTTCAGATAAATCGAAGATTTTAGCACCAAAGTCGTCAGAATCGTCGCCCTCAATAGCGTCCATAACAATTTTATGAATCTGCTTACCGTAACGAACTAATTTAACTTTGCCATTATTATCAGGGTTAGTCGGATCATTTACAACGTATACATTGGCTAACCACCTCTCGGTACGAAGAATCTTCTTACTCTTTTCCTTCTCTTCATCTGTGCCATGCTTAGATAAAGCGTTTCTTGCATCCAAAATAGGATCCTTCTCGTTCCATGTATTCGGACTAATATTGCTGATATAACGGCCTGTGGAGAAACTCTCCCACCCTGTCGTATAGTAATGAAAAAATGTCTTTGACGGATCTTCGACGTTTGGAATAAGACGCACTGTGTACGTATTACCAGGTTCTAGTTTCATAATCTCTCGGTATTTACCGGCGTTTTGGTTTTGATCTTTGTTTAGAGCAGACTTAATCTGATCGAACATTGATGATGTATATGTACTCATAATTTTAATATATTTTTTAGTTTAGCAATTGCTTCTTTCGTTATTGCTTTTGCTTTAGTAGAATTATAGTATCTTGTACGGGCGATTGCAAGCCTTTCTTCAATACCTTCTCCGAGAGCCAATTCCATCATTGATATAGTATCAGATGTCATATGGCCAAATTTTTCAAATCCAAATAACGCATATGTACTAACTTTCCTCTCACGTAAATGCATTACAAATGTATTGGTTTTTCCTGTTGTATGATCTATATAATCATCAACCGCTATTCTGTTGTCTCTGCAGAACTGAAAGATAAACAACATTGAATCTTTAATGAACTGAAGATTATAATCAGAATCAGGCGTCTCGGTATCCTTCTGCTTAACAAACATTCCATATAATTTAATCGCTTTCGGAGTCGTGTAGAACTTTATGTCGTAATACTGACTTGAACCTTCGGGATATATGACGTACGGCGCTTCAAAGAACTCTAGCACTTTTATATGAGGAAATTTATTAAAGAATATACTCAACTTTCTAACATACCCATAATTATCATTAGATTCAAAGTCAGAAAAATCTTTTCTCAACTTGTATGGCTTATCTTGCCTTGTTCTACTTACTCGTAAGTGGGTGTTGTATATAATTTCTTCTACTTTTCTCATTTTTTTCTAGAAGATCTCTTGGCCTTCTTCTTTCTCTTCTTTGCAGTAATACCATTCTTGGCATTCAAGTACTTCTTAATATACTTGCTTTTATGCAAAGTGCTATCGTATTCTAGAAAATTTTTCAATGCTGCATACTCCGTATCAAAATCGCATACTAACATATATAGCTCCATTATCTTTTTTTCCTTAAGCAATAACAGAAATATATTAGCTAAGTTATGTTTCTTATTATAAAGAATGCATATCAACGAACAGAAGCACAAAAACCTTTCTTTGAATTCATACTGAACAATTCGCTGACTCGGATCGGACTTTATCTCTATGTGTTCAAATATTCTCATTTCTTATCAATGAACATTTTCGAAAAATTCAAAAATGTTTCGGTGATAGTGCCACCGGAGGCTGATGTATGTCCGCCGCCAGAAGCTACACGCTTCGCTAGTTCGCTTAAATTTACAGAACACTGCTTATTCTTTCTAAAACTAACTTTGTTAGATTTAGGATTAACAACAATACCTATATCTGCGCCGTTATTATGAATAATATGATGAGCAACATCGTTTATACATTCTGTCGCCATGGCTGAAACAAATTTAATAGGATGACCATCAATAGGCAAATTAGCGCTAAACACATTAAGGTCATTTATAACGCGCTTTATCTTCCTCTTATAAAAGTTAATTATATTCTTCTGTTCTTCATTAAAGCCGCTGAACCCATCTCTAAACTCAACAACAAAACGAGCTAATCTGTCTCCTTGATAGTTCCAAAATAACGTATTAAGCTGATGTGAACCGGGTATCTTTAATTCATACGAATCGTAATCGTCAACCATTAATACGAGCCGTTTCTGCTCTACCGTAATTACATCTTCAAGACTTGATTGTAGCAATTTATATATTAACTTCGAACAGCTTGGTGTATGTTCAATAAACGTTGTCGCATTTTTATAAAGATGTTTATTTTGAAAATGTGTATCGTGATGATCAATTATGGTTATCTTTTTATGGTCAGCTAAGTCCATGCACTCTTGTGAACAATCTAAATCTAAAATATACACTTGATCATACCTGTCCAAATTTCCTTTACCGATCCAAGTCTGGAGTGTCTTCTTCAGATCGTTAACTCTTGTGGATATATAAGGTATATGTCTTTTACGGAACCAGGAAAACAGCAAATACGACATCGCTCCGTCGATATCGATATCAGTAATTATAAAAATGTTTTTTTGCCGGCTCACCTACATATTATATAGTTCTAAAACCTACAAAAACCACTAGTTATCCTCATCTATCATACCGAACGCTAGATCAACATCATCAGCTTCTTCAGTATTAATAATTGCATCAGCTTGAGTTAATGTCAGCGTCGCATAATCAATGGCTAGCGCCGTTGTACCGTAATTTTGCCCGTATCGATTCTTAACCATACCCATCCTTATTACACCTAAATCTACATCACCCTCATCCTGCCATATACTCATAATAACATCCGCTGTAGCCGCCAATCCAATACTCTCGCTAATACTTTCAACTCCAGGATTTTGCTCGTTCAGACCGCCTCGATTAATCTGCGTCGCAGTTACAAACGGGCAGCCGAACGTATATGATAATGCTCTCACCTGCTCCGCGGCGTGCTTAACTCTTTCATACGAATTATTTCCCATTGGGCAATGAAGCAAGTTAATGTAATCTAAAACGACCATATCTGGCTTAATACCTTGATGAGTTAATTTCTGTAAATAGCCGTTCAAGTGACTCGCAGTAATTGCGTTTGGTGGGAATTCTTTAATAATGAGACGCGAATCCGGATGTGTTGTTTTATATGATACAATCTTTTGCTTAACATCATCAGGAGACGTGTGCAATGTGTTAATAGGTATCTGTGTGATACTTGTAGACAATCTCTTAGCATACATTAGCTCCGACATTTCTAGCGATACAACTACAACAGTCTTACCTTGTGAAGCTACGTTGGTTGCAATATTGCCAAGGAAGATTGATTTACCTACATTGGTTGCACCGGCTATCAAATATAACGACTTACCTGTTTCAAGGAAACCTCCATTTAGTTTGCGATCTAGCCACTCCCAACGCGACGGTAAATATGATTCTTCTTTCTTTAAGTCGTCAATACATACATCAATATCAGAAAAGTAATTTAAGCCAATACCGCCTGAAATATTAATAGTACAAGCTTTTGTAAA